GCTCCTCATGAACGCCGACTGTTTACCGCCCCCTCGGAAATCTATGTGGAACACCCGCGTCTGTGGTGGTGCCATAACATGGGAAAGCCTGAGCTATATGACTTCCATCTGCATTTCTATGAGGCATAAAGTCTTTGGTGGCTGGCCAATAGGGTAATAATGCCGTAACGTGCTGATTTTCAAAGTATATTAAAGAAACGTGGCGAAATGGCCAATTGTTAAAAATCAATGCCTTACACCGAAAATCGGCCTTTGGTGGCCGTTTAAGTGGTAGATTTTGTATAACTTTGGCGCAAATTTCAGCAACGATTAAGCAAATTTACAGATAATAATCAGCAATATGGCAAAATCAAATCTTCGCCTCGATACTCGACGGGCATTAAAAGATGGCACGTTTCCCGTCCAAATCTGTGTCGGCTACGGCACTAACCTCTATCTGGCCACGGGCATATTTCTTGCACCCGATGAATGGGATGCCACGGCCAAACGCTGTGTGGGCAAAAATGCCAAACGGGTCAATGGTGTACTGTCGGCCTTGCTCACTCAGGTATCAAACCGCATTTTGGAGTTGCGCATGATGGGGCAATACGACAAACTGACACCGGCCCAACTTCGGGAAATGCTCACCCACCTTGATTTGTCAGCACCAACCATCGGTGTGCCAACTCTGGGGGCAATGTTCCAAAAGGTCATTGATACGAAAACGGGCGGCACTCGCACACTCTTTGAGCAAACATTGAACAAAGTAAATGCTTTCTGTGGGGATGCCAATGCCGTGCGTTTTGAGACGATAAACAAAACGTGGCTCACGGGCTTTTACGCTTCGATGGATAAATTGTCAGTCAATAGCCGGGCAATGCACTTACGCAATCTCCGCAACGTCATAAACTTTGCCGTGGATGATGGGATAACGCAAAACTACCCATTCCGCAATTTCCGCATACCAAAGGAAGAAACGGCCATGAGGGTGCTGCCATTGGCAAAGTTCCGTGAACTCCTGGCCCTGCCTCTGGGCAAATCTGACTTGGAGCATCGGGATATGTTCTTACTCTCGTTTTACCTTATCGGCATTAACATGGTAGATATGGGTGGCCTCACCTCTGACAATTACGTGAATGGCCGCATTGAGTACCGACGTGCAAAAACGGGCAAACTCTATTCCATCAAAGTTGAAGATGAGGCGGCGGCAATCATTGAAAAGTACCGTGGCCAAAAACACCTCCTACGCTGCTTTGACAGATACAAAAGTTATAAAGACTATATGCAGCACCTCAATAAAGCACTCAGGCGCATGGGGCCAATCCAGACGGATGCCAACGGCAAACCTCAGTACACCGACAACCATTTGCCCATGATGCAGCCGATTGAGCCACAAATCACGTCGTATTGGGCGCGTTACTCATGGGCGACGTATGCCGCTGAATTGGATATACCAAAAGACACCATATCTGAGGCCCTTGGCCACAAATACGGCTCTGCCATCACGGGCGTTTACATCAAATTTTCCCTCGACAAAATAGATGCCGCAAACCGACGTGTAATTGACTATCTGTTAGGCAAATAAAAAACCGTGCTGGCCCTCACGGGTTGGCACGGTCTCAACAACTTTCGTCGCACTTTTACAGATATGTACAAAATCAATGTTTAGCCTTGATGTATATAAATAGGATATAAAGCAACACGGCAATGCAGCACAATGAGCCAATCCATATTAACGGCCTTTCGTACCATTGCACGGCCTTACTTACCTTTTCCTCGGTCTCTCGCTGCTTGCTCTCGTTCTTATTGATGCCGTTTGCCTGGTCGGTGTGGCTGGCTGATATGCTGTCACGCTCTGCCACTCCGTTTTTGATGGTAACGTCGGCCTTGCCCATGCCTTTAATGGATTTCACGCCCTGCATGGTCACGTTTCCTGCCGTGTCAATGCTGACCGTACCGCCACCATCCACAAACTCGATCGTGGCCGATTGCTCGACGTGCTGGGTGGCCGTGGTGGTGTCGGTGTAATTTGATACTGCGCTCATCGTGTCGGCCACGGTGTGTGTGGTGTCAATGAGGCTGGCCGTGGTGTTCTCCTTAATGACAGTCTGTTTGGCTCTGCACCCAATCAGCATGAGCGCGGCCAGAATAATGAAAATAAGCTGCTTCATACTCCCTTAAATTTGATGTCGTTTAACCGATTCAACCAACCTCTTTTGTACTTCAAATTGGTTGGTCGGCTTCTGCAAATTCTCTCGATGTAGGCCAACCGTTCTTTCCTGATGAGGTCAAACAGTTGCTTGGGGTCTTTGGCATTGACGGCGGCAATCGTCTTGGGGCCAACAATGCCGTCGGCTGTCACGCCAATTGCTTTTTGTGGGATGGTGATGCCATATTTGCCGCTGCCCCAAACCCAATCAACCAATATGAGGGCGATGGATTCGTTGTTAATCTGGTCGGCTTTCCATTTATCCCAAAACATGGTCTTTAGTATTTCCAACCATTCTTTGTATTTAATGGCTTTCAGCCTCACAATGGTTGGCCGTGGGTAGCCTTTCCGACGGCAATACTCCGTGAACGTGGCCAATGTCACGCCACACATGGTTGCACCTCCCAAATCGTCGGGGTCATTGGCAAACCCTTTCAACTTGGCTTTCTCAAACAATTGCTCATTGGTCAAACCAATGCCCGTTGTGCCTGTTTCCCATTTCAGGATAAACGGCACGATGCTTTCAACTTTTGCCATACTTTCAGTTTTTAATATCCGTTTTGTGGTTCTCTCTGGGCGCACTTAGGGCGCACACATCGAAAACGCTGCAATTCCAATTCAATACGTTGTTTTTCTTTCAGCAACTCAAAATAATCATCTTGCAACTTACGCAATCGGTCTGTCTGGTTGACAAACCTTTCCTCTTTCTCTTTGAGTTGGTTTTGCAAAAACTCCATGCTGTCGCGCAAAACTCCAAATTCCACACCATCGGCCTCGGCCTCTTCTTTTCGCTTGTTGGTCTTTCGGTTCAAAAGGTACTTGATGGCCTCCCATCCTCCCATTGTTCCGATAATGGTTGCAACAATCTCAATAACGCTAACTGTCTCCATGTTCCTTTGTATAAAGTTCAATTACAATATCGTTTTCGCGTTGTTCTATCAGTACCACATATCTCGTTTCTAACAGATGCAGCAAACCCATATCAATCACATCAACGCGCAATGTAATCGGGTCTTTCGGTTCAACTTCAATAATCGCCATCCCTTATGCGTTTTTGAGTAATGCAATTTTGTTTATACTTGTTTTTGATGGCCACAACTTCGTAATGGCCTTTTATGTAAATCCATTTGTAAATACGTGGGGCAATCATGCCCAATATCTCGCGTCGCTTGCCGTACTCATTGGACTGTCTGAGCAATCCCAAATATGAGTTGATGGAGCAAACAGCGTGGTTTACTTCGTCAATGTTCCTGGCCCTGTTGAGTTTCCTGACGGCTGCAATAAAGTTGGTCAATACTCTGTTGCAACAATACGTCCGATATGGCTTAACGACTGCGCCCGTAAACTCAACACCCTTGGTGTAATGTTGGAAATAAAATTTTTTCGGGTTGAGGCTCAACCCCAATTCCGCTAACTTAACGCGGATTTTTGGTACTGCGCTCAACAGCACCTTTTTGTCGGTGTGGATGCAATAAAAATCATCCACATATCGCCCGTGGTACTTTATGCCCAATTCCTCGATGTACCAATCCAGAATGTTCAAAAGAAAATTGGCAAACAACTGTGCAAACAGATTCCCGATGGCCACACCTTTGCCCTCCCCATTGGTGAAAAGGGATTTGTTGGCTGGTAGGTGTTCCCACATTTCGCGTGGGCTGTGTCTTTCACAATTCTGCTCTGGGCAATGCAGCACTACGATTTGGCAAAGGTAGCGCAAATCGTCAATGTCGCTGCCCTGGTAATACTTCACGATGAACTTATCAATCATCCGTGCCAACATGGATTTGTCAATGCTCATAAAGAAACCTTGCAAATCCAATTTCATGATGTAACAGTCGGTGGTGTAATTGTTGCTGGCTTCCTTAATATCGGCCTCCAGCATCTTCACACCATACAACTGCCCTTTGCCTTTCCTGCAATTGAATGTCCGTGGACTAAACACCAACTCAAACAACGGCTCTAAACGCAAACCGATGTAATGATGCACAATCCTATCTTCAAATGAGGCGGCAAACACTTCACGATACCTTGGGCGCGTTACGACAAAACAGATAGATTTGCCCGGCTGGTATGTTCGCGTGTTGATACGGTCACGCAAAGCAATCAGGTTGCTTTCGTAATTCATTTCATACACGATCGCGCTTGCCGTTCTCCGCTTCCTGCGGCGGCAATCGTAATACGCTTCTAACATTCCATCCGTTGTTACCATATCTTTATACTTTTTAAGCAATGTCCGTAAATAGTGCTGAGACGGGGCGCACTCGATTCGTGTTCGTGGCCTTAGTGTTGTTGTTCATGTTGCCGTTGTTGAGGTTCAGATTCCATGCGTTGGTCGCGCTGTACTCGGTGGCTCGCCAATCTGTGCCGTATTGTCTTGTTCTTAACCGTGAATGACGGTACACGGCCCATTTATTACGGATTGCACACTCGGTTTGTCTTAACTCTCCGATTCCGGCATTTGCTCAACTCCCTTTTTGGCGGTCATTGAGTTTTTCCATGCTGTACTCTGTTTGCCTATCGCGTCCATTAGTTCAATGATGTGTGCGTGCCGCCCCATGCCTTTAATCCACTGCCTTTCTCCTGCAATACGCATTAGGGTTTTCAATGTTTCAAATTTGGTCTGAAACACGATGAGGTGATGCAATCTGTTGGGCTTATCCATGTAAGCTGCCGCAATGTCCTCGATGAGGCCAATGCCCAAATCCTGCATCTTTGCACCCACACTGAATTTATAGGCGCGTGGGAAATTTGGCATAATATCCAATATCTCATCCAGCAACGCCCGTGCGTCCAGATAGATGCGCGTGTTCGATACCAATTTCAATTGATTACCCATTTGCTTTCTTGCTTTTGTTTAATGCACCCGTCTTGCGACGGGTGCAAAGGTTAAAGATTAAAGTTTGAAGATTAAGAAATAAATGCTGAGACGGGGCGCACTCGAACCGTGTTCGTGGCCTTAGCGAGGTTGCGCATGCCGCCGTAGTTGAGGTTCAGATACCAGGCGTTGGTCGCGCTGTACTCGGTCGAAGTCCAATAGGCATCTTCCACCAACTGCGTTGCACCCTCAATGAGCGACAAAGCATAATTGATTTTTGTCATGTTGGCATAAATCATCATCATTTCGCCCAACGATGGCAACCACCATTTGCCAGCGGTCAAACCCTTGCCGTTGGCGTTCACGCGGCTGTAAGCATGGCAGAAGCCGGGGGCATAGCCCTCACCGCTCATTTCGGTATGGGTGATTTGGCTGGCCGTGTTCGCCTTACCTGCAAAATCGCTGTAAGCGGTTTCGCGGTTGCTGGTAGTCACACCGCCACCTGCCACGTTGGCACTGCCCCAATTAAGTTTGGTTGCGCTTTCCGTCGGGGCCACGACTAACACATGGCCACCCTCGACTACCACAACACCGTCGGCCACCTCTCCGGCGTTTTGCTGTGCCGTCCACTTGTGTGGTTTGTACATGATGGGGTAATCGTCTTGCTTACGATGGCACATGATAAACACGCCATCCTCCAGCGAATTGAGGTTGAGGCCACCCATTAAAGCGGCTTTCAGATTGGCCAATGTAATCAGGGTTACATTGCCGTTGGCATCAGTCATTGGAAATTTCTGTGCCGATGTGACAGTCGTAACAGTTGTTTGGGCTGTCAGTTTCTTTGTCTGTTTTGCCATAACTGCATTTTTTTAATTGTTAAACTTAATCTTGTCTGTTAATAATTCTCGCTGTGTACTTAGTAGTGAAATTGTCAATGAGTTGTGAACGGCTGCTATCATATACTAACATGATGGTGAGGCTGTCACCGCTACCCATTGCAACTGAGTTCCAATTGCTACCATCCCAATGAGTAATTAACGGTAATTGGTCGGTGTTCCACGGGTATGTGTTTGAACTGCTTTTGTTCCTGTTACGTTCGTAAACTGACCAATTATTGTTATTGCTCAAATCGGATATGATGGTAATTTTAACCATGAAATTTGTGCCTTGGCTGATTCCCAACGCTTCACAAACTGCACTCAATCGTGGCAAACATACGCCAGAATTACCATAATCGCAATGTACAATGAATTGGTTGGCTTTGTTCATATTCAATACTGCGCCACCCTCATAGATAGTGTTGGCGGCTGCAATCGTATATTTATAGAACTGATAGCCAGCAATCCAGCCATCTAATATGCCGTTGCCACTACCCTTAAAGGCATAATTTCGGCCACCATTCTTTGCCGATAATATGAGCGCATAGTTAGCACCAATTCCCCATTGATCGCTTGTGTCCTCATTCTCAAACCGTGCCACGGCTCTCAATCCCGATGAGGTCGGGAGTACATTACCACCTATTCCTGCAAATGCCTTTTTGCTGTCATTTCTGAAAATGATGTAAGCATCATTGGTGAATGGGTCATTTGACAATCCGTTGCCGCTGATAGTAAATCCAGCAATCTTGCCACTCTGTACAGTAATGTTGTTGAATGTTCCCGTCTGGCAGGTCACAACACCATCCTTTGCAAGAAACACCGTGTTTCCGGCGGCGTTCTTCATTTCGATGGCCTCAACACCCAAATTCTTAATGACTGCATACGTGGCCAACAATATCTGTGTGGCCACAATCTCCACTTTGTCCGTGGTCTGCCAATAGTGGTTTGTATTGTCGGCATCGCTCAACGGGTAATTGTTGGCGGTCTTGGTGTGGCTCTTCACACATGAGTAATAGTTGCCATTCCAGATAACAACATCTTTGTATGGCTCTGTTTCCGCTCCTTGGTAGAAGTTGTAACCAACGGCCACATCTGCCCAATTCTGAGGGCCGCGCAATGAGGGGCCGACGTTTCCACGGTCGCCCTTGTCGCCCTTGTCGCCTTTGTCACCCTTTGGGCCTTGGATTTCTCCTAAATCAATCCAATAACCACCGTCCTTAACCCACAAATGCTTATCAGCGGTTGTGTAGGCATCGCCATCCTCGCAATAATACGTTGCATCGCCTCTGTTTGTCGGCATCATTACACACGCGCCATCTGGATATGTGGTTGTATCAGGAATATCAACCAAATAATAATGGCCGTTAGTCTTTGATGCAGCGGAATAATCGGCGATTGATGCAAAATGCCCGTCTGCGCTACCCTTTGCCGTGAATGACGTACCATCGGCCCCATCTTCACCTTTAATCTTCGCCCATGTGTAAACGCTGGGGTCTGTGCCCTCGGTTGATGTGGTTTTATTCTTGGCAATGCCAATATACGCTGTGTTTTCGGTTGGTGTGTCATACATGGATGCAGGATAACCCAAACTGCTCAGGCTGTCGGCATACTTAATCCATGTGTAATAAGTTGTGCCGTTGCTACCTCTTGCACCTGTCACGCAAATGGCCGTGGTGTAAAAATCGCGGTCAGTCAAAACGATGTGTGAGCGCGTCCAGATATAATAACCACTAATCCACGTCGGGCGTGACGTTGACCAACTGCCACCACTGAGACTGTACGCGCTTGTGCTTCGGTAATACTCTTCTGTGATATTCACAACGCCATTGCCCGTGCTTCCCTTGCCTCCCGTTATGCAAACGGGGTCGGTATATTCGGGGTCGCCCTCCGAATAGTCAATGCGTGTTCTGCTCCAGATGTATTGCCCATCAATCCATGCAGGGGCATCGGTACTCCATCCGCTTGTGGGGGCGGTGGTGTTTGAGGTGCTTTGTGCATACTCAACATCAACGCCCAACACACTGCGGCCATTGTCGCCTTTCTCACCCTTGCGGATAAACTTAACGATTCTGGTAACGGATGGCATAACTTAGTCCTTTGATGTGATTGTAATTGATACGTCGCCACCTGCCTGAACACACTGCGCTCTGGTCACGGTCTCTGTGGCTTTGGCCGTTCCCATGCTGCCGGGGTTGAGGTAATTGCCCACGGCATCCTTGACCACGAAATAAAACGTGGTGTCTAACGCCTTGGTGCTTGTTCCTCGCTTGACCACAACGGGCGTGTACGTGACAGTGCCGTTGCCGCTGGTGTCCTCTGTGATGGCCTCATCTTCGGGGCTGGGGTGTGGGTCAACCTGCAATGGGTCGCTGGCATCCATAACGCCCTGAATGTCCTTGCCCAATTCCTCCGCACTCGTTCCGCTTCCACGGTTGACGGTAACGCGAAATTCACCGTAACTGTTGATGTCGGTGTCCTGCACGGTAATGGTCTGGGTTGTCTTACCCGTCAACACTACCCATCCGCTGGCCTGCATCTGCTCCCACACGTATGACAGATTGGCCGTGAGTTCCGTGCCTTTCTGATAGGCCATTGCCTTTAACTGACAGCTGCTCCCCTTGTCGTTAATGACAAAGTTCTTTCCGTCGGGGCTTACGATCGTCACGCGGATTCCGTTGCCCGTGGCCTGTTGGATGGGAATATTGTACGATGCTTCGATTTGGTCAGTCTGAGTGCCGTATGACACGGTGGCCACCATCTTAATGACGGCTGGCGCAAATCCTGCGGCCTGTGCAATGTTCTTGACAATCTGAATACCATAATAAAGGTTGTCACCTGCCGGGGCAATCTTCTTAAACAGCCCTGCAAATGTTCCCGTGCTGGTATCGCCATTCCACTGAATGAGTGTGCCGTTGAAATAGAAATTGATGGCATCGGGTGTTGCAACACCCTC